GCGCTTAGACGTCTTGTCTTAGCTTCTACTGTTTCCTTGAGGATCTGGATGCTCATCTTACGACCTGGTGTACCTTCTGCTGCTGCTGTAGCATCAGGTGAACCTGCATAAGTTGAAGCTAGTAAGAATGGGCTTAGAGCCTCATCACCAGCTGTTGCACCACCACCTGTCTCAGCGTAACGAACGCGAAGAGTGTGGATCTGGCCTACTGGGCCAGTCATTGGCTGAACGCCAACTAGTTCGTTCGCAATAACGCTTGGCATTACACGACGAATTAAAGGTAACATTACCTTGTTTAATGTTGCTACTGAACCAGCTCCGGTTGCACCTGCTGTTGCGGCCTCTGACAAATATTTTTTAGTATTTTCGAGGACCACATTTAAAGACTGCTTGCGATTACCGCTTAAGCCTTCTAATAGTGCTTCCTTAGTAGCTGACCAGTTGCTTTCAAATAAATTTGCCATCTCTTAACTCCTATTATTTTGAAAGTCCGGCTAGTTTGCGGATTTGTTCTAATTCAACGACATCCGCGTTGTCATCGGCTTCTGCTGAAACAACAGTTGCCTTCTTGTCACCAGTATGTTCCTTAGTAACTACTGATTCGTTTAATGCTTTTCTTACTCTTGGTGTTTCACCGTCAAGTACGCTTGGAAGATACTTATTAAAGGTTTCTTCTAGCTTCTCTGTCTTTACAGACTCAAGTAAGTCCTGCATAATTTCTTTCTTCTCTTTGCCTAGTGGGCGCATTAGTGATTCTAGTTTCTCTTTACGAGCATACTTGTCCTCAGCAATACGTAGTTTGCTTTCTGTTAACTTAACTGCTTCCTCGCGGGCAGCAATCTGTGCAACAGATTCAGCAAGTTTCTTTTCCACTTCAGCTAACTGCTTTTGAACTTTCTTGATTTCCTTTGCTTCGTTTAAGTGGCTTGCACCAAATTCACTTGCAAATGCTTCAAAAATTCTACGTCCAAAATCGTTCTCGCGAGCCGCTGTGATGTCATCACGGAATGTTTTGACTTCTTCGCTGATAACCTTATTAATTGTTTTCTCGACTGTGTCAGCAGCCTTACGAATGAAGTCTTTCTTTGCTTCAACAAGCTGACGCTTGCCTTCGCGTACCATTTTGACCTTCTGCTCAACAAGTGCTTTCTTGTCTTCGTGGAACTCTTTGAGTTCTTCTGCTAGCTGTTCTGTAACAAAGCTGTCTAGCTTTGCAACATGTTCAGCTACACGACTACGGTCTGCACGTAATTCCTTAACTTCTTTAGCAACCATCTTGGTTACAAAGCTGTCAAGTAGTTTTGCGTGTTCACGTACGGCCTTGCGATACTTAACTCGTTCTTCTGCGAGCGCCTTCTTGTCCTCTGCTAGTTCTGCAACTTCAGCTTCAACCTTTGATGTGATGAAGTTGTCAACAGCTTCAACGATCTGACTCTTGTCATGCTCGTAACGCTGTGCAAATTCTTCACGAAGTTCTGCTGTTAGTTCTTCTCTAGCTTCGGCAAGGCGTGACTCCCAGGCTTCTTGAATGGTTGAACGAGCTTCTTCCGATAGCCCAGCACCTTCAAGTAGTTCGTTAAATGTCACTGCCATAGTAGGTCTCCTACTTTACCTTAGTTTAAGTTCTTGAATTAAGCCAGTGATAGCTTTCATCAAATGCTTTTCTGCACTTTTATCGTGTGTGACAGCATACGCTACTCTGTGAATAGCTTCGCCGCCTCTCATGTTGAATAAACTTTCATAGATTGTCTTTGGATATGCATCTGGCGCACTGGGCTGGGCCACAATGTCAACAGTAACAATGTCAAAGTCAGATACACGACCTGATTCATTAACATTACCACTACCACGACTACTAACGCCCAGTTTTGCTCCTGCCTTTAATAAAGCTCTCGCAATATTTCCCATAGGGGTATCTATGATTTTTAATTTACCCATACCGTTTGACCCGTCACAGTGCATATCAGTAATGATATGACTTACACGGTCTAGATTGATTTGGAGCTCTTCTGGATGGTCTAATTCGCCCAACACAGTTTCGCCCTTGCTTAATCTATTTCTTACGCTTTCAACAGCACGCTGGATTTCAGTCTTTGGATATACACGACCGTTTTGGTTCTGTACGTCACCCTGGATGAAAAGACCTGCCATAAACAGGTCTTTACCATCTTCGGATTCCATTAGCTTTAGACCAGCGTGGTCTGCGGCCATGTATTCGTAAAGTTTGCGTGCCATTGTTAGCTACTCCTACAATTATGCCTTAGGTACGTTTACCTTGGCTGGCTTAATGCCAATGTTGCTTGTAGGTGTGTGATCTTTTGCGTTGTTAGCGCCTTTGTTGCCTTCGCTACCATCCTTAGCCTTTACAGGAGCGCCGGTTTCCCAACCTGCCTTGTGCTTGGCTACTGGTGATGTTTGGTTTGAAGCATCAACTACTGGAGCCTTAGGAGCAGCAACCTTGTCTTGTAGCTTTGTAGCTTCTTCAACAACTTCGCTGTCTTCATCAACTTCTTCGTCTAGGTCGTATTCAACTGAATCCATCATGTCTTCATCGCCAGCTTCCATGTCTGCCATTTCAGCGTCGTCCATGCCCATGTCACCATGTTCATCTTCGCCTTCTTCGCCAGCCATTAGCTTTTCGAATTCTGCACGTAGGTCTTCTAGTTCGGCTTCTAGGTCGTCAACTTTATCTTCTAGGTCTTCGTCGCCTTCTTCTTCGCCGGCCATTTCGCCAGCTTCGTCTTCACCAGCTTCATCTTCACCAGCTTCATCTTCGCCTGCTTCGTCTTCTTCGTCTTCTTCGCCTTCTTCGCTTAGACCTGCTTCATCAGCATCGATCTCGTCTTCGTCAGCAAGGATATCATTTTCAAAGTCATTGCTTTGATCAATAGTTTCTTCAACAGCTTCTTCATCTTCGCTGTCTTCGTCTTCGCCTTCTTCTGACTCATCAAGAACACGCTCATATTCAGCGCGGGCTTTAGCAACTACATATTCATGTAGCATGTCTTCGGCTTTCTCGTTTTGCTCAGAAAGAAGGAGTTCTAGAATCTGTTCTAGTTTAGCACGTGATTCTGACATTGTGGCCTCCTAAAGTCATTTTTAACTCGCAGATACGGTAGTACCATTATCTGCTTACATTAGTACTTATAACTGTGTGGAGTTTTATATGTAAAAAAGGTGTCTTTTTGACTCAAAATGTGTCTTTTTGAGTTATAACAGGTATTTAGTGCAGTGACTGTCGTAATTTAATACTGTTTTATGTTTACAAGCCTGCTTCTTGTGTAGGTGTAGCGTACATTACTCGTACAAACTTATTATGCTCAATTTCTTCAGCACGTTTAATTTCTCTAACTTTTCTAAGTTTGTTTAGTTGCTCTAAAGTAAGTTTTGGCTTGCGAGTATCACCTTTATTGCGGCGCTGCCAAGCATCATCTTCAGGGCTATAAAATTCGTCTAATCTCATTGTGCTGCTCCACCGGGAGGAGTAACTGGACCTCCGGGAGGTGTTACACCACCTGCTTCAGGTGCTGCTTCGCCTGTATCCGGAATTTCTACATTACTCAAATCTGGTTCTACATCAGTATTTACCATAGATTCTGGTTCTGGTCTAATTCCCATGTTCTTAAGATTAAGTTCCTGAGAATTGTCAACAAACTTTTCATAATTATTTTCAGCACGCCATAGTGCTTCGTTTTCCTTCATTTCGTCTTCAGTTAGACCAAGATACTTCTTAAGTTTAAACTGATTTGAAAGATATGGAATACCTTGTACTTGTGAGAACAATGAAGCACGTTCAGCATCAAGTTGTAGTTCTCTATAACTGCTGAAGTTCATCGGCGGAGTAAACTTAACGGAAAACTCGCTAGGGTCAATTTCAATACCGCGATGCTTGAGGAATAGCTTAAATTCAAAATCTAAGTCTTCTTGGATCTGCTTTTGTAAACGTTCTACATAGCGAGCAAAGCGATATTCTTGAATGTATGCAATACCTACTTTGCCGTCGTTATACATTGCAGAGCCATCTTCTGGACCGCTAGGCAAATAACTAGATGGAATACGTAAACCACGTAGTAGTTTATTGTTAAAGTAACGTAAGTCGTCAATCTGACCTAGGTTTTCGCCGCCTGGTAGTGTATCAACCTTTGAACCACGGCCATCTGCTGTTTGAGCAAAGAAGTAGTCTTCTAGCATACTCATTGGATTGTATGCAGCATCGCCTACGCTGCCGCCTTTGCCGTTTTTATTAGGTACACGCTTTTGCTGTACTTCATACTTTACTTGCTCTAGATATTGTCTAGCGCGATGTGGAGGCATGTTACCTACGTCAATAAAGAATACACGGCGTTCTGGCGCACGGTGTACGCGATAAATGATAATACTATCTTCTAGTAGTTCTTTTTGCTTGAATACTTTGAAAATAGGTTCTAGAATGCTTACACCAAATGGCCATGCCTGATCCATACCTTCTGTTAAGCTGATATGAACAACATGCTTTGCATCAATAGGAGAACCTTGATCAACACCGCTAATAGCACCGGTTAGATAGTTACTGGTACTAGTAGCAACACTGCTCATTACACCAGTCAATCCTTGTCCGCTTCCGTAAGGACGAGCATGTAATGCTGCTGCACTAGTAGCAGCAAGTTCTTGCATGTTTGGATCTAGATTCTTAATGAAGTATGCTTCAATCTTTTTGCCTTCGCTTTCATTGACAATTACTTTTTCAATGTTAGCTGGATCAACCCAGTATAATTCAAATGTTTCTGGGTCGCGAACAAAGAACTGATCGCCATACTTTACAGTGCTGCGGAAAATACGGAAAGCACGTTTTTGTAGCTGATTTAGATTACACCACTGTGTTAGAGTCTTTAACAGAATCTTTTGTTCTGTATCGCTAGGTGTGCCGTTATATTCAATTTGAACTGGAAGGCCTGTACCTTCATCTTCTTGGGTACCAAATTCAGCAATAGTATCTAGAGCAGCGTTAATTTCTAAGTCCTGATCCATTTGATCATACTGAATGTAACGCATTAAACGATTTGGAGAACCTGCGTAAACTTCTGGGAGCCAACTGCTATATCTGCTAGTAGCACTCATACCGTAGTGGCTACCGCCGCCAGTTTTAGGCTGCACGTTTAACGGCAGTCCGGTATTATCTACAGGTGTAAAATGTTTTCTCCAGCTCATGGACACTCTCTTTTAATAATTAACTATTTATCTTTTACTTAGCATTCAAAAGTTAATTATTCAGCCATTTTGGTTGTGTTGTCTCTGATTTTTCTTAGTGCAGTAGTGCTTTCGCTAGCATAGCTTTCAATCATTCGTAACAATCTTTCCATTTCACTATATGGATTTACTTGCTGGGGAGTAACTGCCGGTGTTCTTGCATTTTCGCCTGTTCTTGTAGTTGTCGGAGCAGGACTTGAACGTTCTGTTTCAACTGGAGTAGCTAACATACCTTGCATTGCTGCATTGTATGCTTGAGTTGCTTGTGCAGCTTTTAATAATTTTTCAGAGTCAACAGATGATGCAAAGTTGTTTAATACTTTAATAACGCTTTCTGTTTGATCTTCTTTACCAGTAAATGCATCCCACATTCTTCCAAAACGTGTATCTGTAGTTAGCTCACCAAAATCTTTTAATGCAGATGTAAGAGCATTAAATGCTGTAGATAATTTTACGATTGGATCTACAGGGAATTCAGTTATCTTAGCAGAAAGTGCATCTAGATATTCAATTGTAGTAGGTAATATAGCACCTTGTGTGTTAAGACCTGTAATAATAGTTAAAAATGTACCTAGCTTATTATTAACAATTTCAACAAACTGTACTTTTAGAGATTGTATAACTTCAAATAATGATGTTAATACAGGATTAAATTCGTTCAGTCCGGCAGTAATATTTGCAACTGAAATTGCATTAAAATCTTTTAAAGCAAGGCTTACTGCTTTAATATGATTAGGATCCATTGCCATTGCTGCCATGCCAGCAGCATCCATGCCTTCAATTGCTTCTTGACCTTTATCTGCAACAGCTTTTTCAGCTTCAGGACTACCAAACCATGTGTCCCAGTTTTGATATAAACTCATACCTAAGCCGGCTGCGCCGCCAACTGCTGCGCCAACGGCAGTACCTACGCCTGGTATAACACTACCAATCATAGCACCAGTACCAGCCATACCTGCTACATTAGTAAGGGTGTCTACACCAGCGGCAGTTTTAGTGTAACCGCGATCTTCTAGTTCGTTTGCAGCAAAACCACCAAGTAGTCCAGTGGCCATGCCAGCTACGCTAAGTTTGCCACCCATGCCTCGCATAAACCTACCAAATCTTCCGCCTCGGCCGCCACGGCCGCCTCCCATGGGTCCGCCGCCTCCTAATGGACCGCCTGCTCCTAGTCCGGCTGCTGCTGCTTGAATTTGTCCTGCTACTCTACGAATTACTGCGGCTAGTGTGTTGCCAGCTGAACTTACTGAACTAGCTGCGGTAGTACCTGCACGGCCCATTAATGTACTAATACCTGTTGTTATTAATGAAACAAATGCTGATTTAGCCAGAGAAGCAATCATTGCAGTACCCATTAATGTTAACAGTGTAGCCCACCCTGCTGCACTTGTAAAGAATGCTACTGCTGTAACCTTAATAGCTGCCCATAGCATTTCAATGCCAAACTTTACCATTTCAATAGCAGCACTTTTTAGTTTTTCTGCAAAAGTATCACCCTCAAGTCCATCAATAAATGCTGCAATGTTTGTAAAGATTTTATCTGTGGTTTCAATAACCATGTTAACAAATCCACCTACGCCGTCACCAGCTTTGTTTAAGTTAGGGAAGAACTTTTTCATAAACGAGTCAGCTACTTTTGCTAACCCGTCATTGAGTGCAACCATAAATGTTCGGGTGCGTTTTGAATTGTAAATATTTTGAATTTCAACTTGCTTTTGATCTTCGGTTAAATCGGCACGTTCTCTAACTGCTTTAACTCTGTTCTCTAGGTCTTCTTTATCAGCAGCACTTAATTTGTCTAAATCTAACCCAGTATTTGTTAACTGTGTAATTAATTGATTTAAAGGACCTGCAAACTGTCCTAGCACTGTATTTCTTATTGTAGTAAATGCACCTGTTACTTGACCAATGCTGTTTTGGAAATTTGCAGCCGCAGTAACCATAGGGTCGTTTACAGTTCTTGCAGTAGCACTGAGTGCTTCTGCTAGTTTTTGTCTGCCTTGATCACCACTAGCAGCAGCGTTTAAAATCATTTTAGCTAGTTCGTTGCCGCCGTCAGCAAGTGTACGTAGTAAAGCGTTAAACTGTCTACCACCAGAAACAGTAGTATTTGTAATTTCATTTACATATTCATTAACTCTACTAAAGTCGCCGGCATTGAGATCTCTGCTCATTCTTTCTACAATGCTAACAAGATTCATACCGGCGGTACCAGTAGTAGCAATTGCTTGCAAGTTAGCGTCTTGCATAGGAACTTGTTTAGCAGCGGCGTTTAGTAAGCCTTGCATTAATCGTTCATAATCGCCGCCAATAGCTGCGGCAGCACCAGTAAATCTGTTAATTTGTGCTGTAACACGTTCAGCATCAGCTCTGCCTAAACGTAGCATTAATCCGCTGATGTTAGAGTTATCTTCGATGAAGGATTTCTTTGAAGCATTAATATCCTTCATCGAACGTCCCATAACACCTGCAAAACGTTGTGTTTCTTCAATAGCTTCCATAACGGAAATTCTATTGAATTCGTTTAGCTGAATTTGTCCTGCGATTGCACGTTGACGAATATCAATTTCTTCAGCAGCAAACTCTGCTGCTTCTTCTAACGTTAAACCTAGGTCAGCAGCAAATGTACTAGATGATGCGATACCCGAAACAAACTTTGAAAAGTTGGCTTTACCTAAAACTGCACTTGCTCTACCAAAACTGGTTAACATACTAGCAGCTTCACTAGCACTTAATCCTAATCGTGTAAGGTTAGCTACAGCATCTTGCGCTTCTGTACCGCTTGCACCTGCGCCGCCTAAACCGGACTGCGCTAATTGTCTAAACGCATCGCTGGTATCCATAAATGTTTTGTATAGTAACCCAGCACCGGCTGCTAATCCAATAGTTGCAGTTTTAATGGCGGCTGTTAAAATATTGCCGCCGGCGGTGAATGTATCTCTCATGTCTCGACCGACACGGTCTGAGAAGTTTGTTCTAAACTGTCTAAGAGCAGACATTTGTTTGGTGCCTGCTGTTTCTACAGCTAGCCTTATTTCTTCCGCTGACTTCTTTTGATTCTTATCCGCACTTTCTGTTGCTTTTACTGCATCCTTAGTTGCATCAATAAGATCTTCATATGCTTTCTGTGCTTTAGGATTAGCCTTAACTAAACTTTGAAGATTTTTAAGCATTTGCTCTTGTGTCTTATCCAAAGCGAAATCAGGAAGTGTTACTTCCGATTGATTCCCGTCTTTGTCAACAAGGGTAATTTTATGCGGCATTCAAAATTTCCATTATATACAGTTTTTTTGGCGATAAATAACAAGTAGCGGATATCTATCCTAATTATATTTATCTACTCGATTAACAGGAGTTTTAATATGCCAAAGACAAATAATCCTTTAAGTGGTTATTTCAGAGCACCAAAACTGTACACTAAACTTCCTAGTGGCGGTAAATTTTATACCGACGATATCGTCGAACTTAGTGAGTCACGTGAAGTTGCTGTATTTGCGCTCACCGCAAAGGATGAAGCAATTCTTAAAAATCCTGACGCACTACTAAACGGTGAAGCAGTTTCACAAATTATCAAAAGCTGTGTACCGGCAGTACGCAAGCCTAGAAGAATGTTAAGCAGCGATATCGACACACTACTAGTAGCTATTCAAGGTGCTACTTACGGCGACGATATTGAAGTAAAAGGCAAGTGTCCTACATGCGGTGAAGAATGCACTGGCATCGCTAGTGTCGAGGGCGCACTAGAAACAATGAACACACTAGAAGAATCGTATTCGTTTGAAACTGCTTCAGGTTTGGCTATCGAAGTTAAACCATTCAGCTACGAAAGCACTATTAAAGCAGGTATTGCTAACTTCCAAAGCACTCGTAGCTTACAAAGTCTAGCTTCCATTGAAGATGAAATGGAACAGCTAAAAGCATTTAACAATAGCTTTGTACGTATGGCTAGTGTTAACTTTGACCTTACTGTAGATGCTGTTGCAAGTATCCGCGGTAACAATGAAGAAGGTGACGATTTCGTAGTAACTGATCCTGCTCAGATCCGTGAGTTCCTAGAAAACTGCGAAGCCAGCATTGGTAAAGAAATCGAAAAGACTATCGAAAAGATCAGTAAGATTGGCGTCAATAAGAAAGTCCAGTTAGAATGTGATGAACACGGAACATTCGAGCAGGAGGTTGGCTTTGACCCAGTAAATTTTTTCACAGCTTCCTAGCATCAGCTGAACCCCAAGACATCGTTGCATACTTGGGGTCACTGAAAAAGGGAGCATCAGAACTTCAGAAAAACCTAACAGAACTCGTTATATACAGTAACGGGGCTTTCTCATGGAGTGAAGTCTGGCATATGAGCCATTCAGAAAGAGAAATGGCAGTTAAAGTCCTAAATGACTACAATAAACTTAAGTCAGGGCAAACACCTACGGAATGGATGTAATCACTTAGTCTACTATAACAGACACTTCGTGTCTTATCTTACTGCATTCATTCACTTCGTTACACTCAGTTCATTCATTTGTAAGATATTTTTTTAATGATTTAATTATTAAGAAGTTATCACGATAGTGGAGTCATAATTCACCCTTTGCAGGGTGAATAAAAAAGAAAAGCGTCATCACGATGAGCTTCGCCATCTCCAACCCGGGTGCTGTTAGGAAGCAGAGCGCCTTCTCTCCCCATACACTACCGTCACTTGTATTCGCTCGGAAGCCAGTATAATCTAGTGGAGTTTGATTATACCAACTTGTAGGTTGCTTTTTCTCAGAGCCTACATTCTTTCAATGCCATAACGTTGTTTGCATCTTGCCGGCTGCATTCCAGATCTGACGCCTTAGCTAGTCGCAAAGGAGCCTCAAGGAAACCGATATAGTCCTCGGCAGGGCGGTGCAGCGCCTATGTGTGTGCCAGATTGTGTGTTTTAAATTGCCAGATTAGACTATAAAATTAGCCATGTAAGCCATGTGTGTTGTATATGTAGTTATAAGTCTTTCAACGCTTCTCGCAAGATTCTTGAACCCCCTACTCTAACATTGATAATACCGTTATAGTATTCATCTGTTTCGAGTACTCTACGCTCAAATTGCTCTCTTGCTTCCAAATAACTGGCTACACCTCTGCTAGGACAAAAATAAAGTATTTCCCTAGTAAAGTTATCAGCGCCTAAACGTTCTACATCTTCTTTAAGATGATCGTTACTGCCCCAATAATCTCGCCAATCACTTTCTACTGTACTTCTGCGTTTGTTTTTCTTGCCCTTTAATGGAGGACGAGTTTTTTTAAACTTGGCTAACTTTTTACCTACATATTTTCTGTTGTCGGTTAAGTTAGTAATCAAGTAAACAAACGCTTCTGTACCTTCCGGTAATTCGTTTACAGTTTGACCTTTATATGTCCAATTCATCAGTATATTTAAATACTGAGTAATTAAACTTAACTGTATTTTGACTTACCGTGCTTCTACGCTGTGAATATAGCAATTGCTTGCTATTTTGTTTAGATCAGGTTCACTTGTAAGTTTACCTAATGCTATATGTCCAATTGCTAATCTAGGATCATCAATTGAAAATGGTAATTTGCTAGCTAATGGTATTAGCCATCTTTTTACTTTCTTTACAATAGTTGTTGGATCTGTATATTGATCGTTAGCAAACCATGCAACACAATCATTCTTAAGCAAACTAGTTGGAACAATATGACTGCTAGGAATATTGTGGTCTTGATCAAAAAACAGTTCCATAATATGTTTTCCTACATGAGGGTAGTTCATGTATAAATGATGCTTGAGTCTTGTGGGACTAAACAATTTATAATCACTATCCTCTAGCGGCTCACCTGGATCTTGATGAGAAAATAAAAATCTTTTGTTTTGGTATCGAGATATATCTTCTAAATGATGAAGATGATAGTTAAACATACTCAATACTTGACGTAATTCCCCTGTAGTATTCTCTACAAGATCCGGAAAGTTAACATGCAACAAATTTAAGTCGTCAGCATCATTAAATTTACCGGGCAATAATTCTTTAATTCTCTTTACAGAATCATCTAGTTGCTGCTGTACTGACTCGACAGTTTCACCAAAGTTGTAAAACTGCGTACGACTAATCATCTCAAATGTGTTAGTCTGAAACCTCTGCCAAATACGTTCTGCAACTCTGTTGTCAAACAGTTCATAAGTTAACTTATACTCAGCATTGCGACCTAGATGTATGTCAATTAACATATTCGGTATCAGTGTTGTAGCTAGTAAAGCCACCTTCCTTGATAACTGTTAGCACATTGTTAACACGACCAACTAGTTCTTCTTTGTGACTGATAAGGAAGATATTCTTGTTCTGCTCACGATTCATCTTCTTTAGGATAGCCAGTGCATTTTCAACGCCCATAGTATCCATACCGCTGTCAATAAGCTCGTCAATACACATCAAGTTCATTGGATGGTTGAGGCTTTCGTAGATATCGCGGAACGCCCAGCTTAGGCTTAGGATAAGTCGATTGCGTTCACCGCGACTCAAGTTATCGAAATCTAGTTCGCGTCCATACTCAGTGATTTCTACTGAGAGGTCGCTGTTAAATTTAACATCATGAGGCAAGCCAATCTTATCTAGATAATATGCAAGACGATGATTTAGATAACTGATGTTCTGGTCAATGATACGCTTACGAATAAAGCTATCCTTGCTAGTAAGTAGCTTATGCAAGAACTCTTGGTGATCCTTAAGTGCAGTTAGTTCGTTGATACGATCCCAACTAATGTCCTCAAGGCCAGTTTCACGTAGTTGCTCAATCTGTTCAACATACGGATTCTTTTCTTCTAGCTTTTCTGCATATTGTGTTGCAAGAGTGTCGAGGTTGTGTTTATGCTCTAGCGCACTTTCTAATGTGCTATAGAACGTATCTGCTTCCTTAGCAATATTGTTAAACTCATTTAGTGCTAGAGTTAACTCTTGGATACGAACTTCTAGATCATCGTGATACGCTTGTTCTTCAGCAATCTTTTCAACAAGTTCTGCTGTGTATTCTTCGTGTGTAGTAAGATGTGCAGTACCTTGCCCACAAGACGGGCATACACCTTCTTGTGCTTTTTGCAAGTTACTTTTTAGTTCATCAAGTTTCTTAACACTGCGATTAAAACTAGTTTCTGCACGATCTTTTTCGTTGTCTAAAACTGTCTTAGCGTCAGTCTGTTCCTTAACACTTTGGTTGTGCTTATGGTTAGCAATTTCTTTTTCAATATCAATTTCATTAAGAGTTTCAAGTGTAACAACCATGTCGGCTAGCTTGTCAGACTTAGTCTTATCCCAAGCACGGCTACGACTTTCAATCTCTGTGATATTCTTTTCAATTCTTTCGTTGCTAGCTTTAACTGCTGCAATGCGAATTTCTTCTTCCTTAATTGAGTCCTTGGTAACTTTAACTAGTTCTTTAAGCAAATCAGCTTTTTGACTTAGCTCAGTAATGCCTAGTAGTTGCTCAATCATGTTACGCTGTTCACCGCTCTTCATCGCAAGAAACGGTTCAGTGTAAGTGTTTAGTGCAATAATGTGTTTGAACATTTCATGTGGGAAGCCCACAATCTTTTCAATTTCTTTTTGTGTTTCTCTGCTATCACCCTGTGCGTCATCGTCTTCGTTTGAAGAGTCGCCAGTATCATTACCGTCTACAATAAGACGCAGAATGTTAGGCTTACGACCACGTTCAATACGATATTCTTTACCGTTGAGTTCGAAGTCAACAGTAACAATCATGCCTTTGCCGTTGGTCTTGTTAATTAGATTATCTTTACGGATATTAGTAAGGGCTTCACCATATAGTGCATAGCTTAGAGCATTAATGATTGTGGTCTTACCTGTACCATTACGAGAACCATCACCGCCTAGATCTAAGTTATGACCTAGTACAAGAGTGAGGTTGCAATTATCAAAATTTACTGCTTGTGTTTGTGCGCCGATACTCATAAAGTTTCGAGCACTTACATTTTTAATTTTTAACATTAATGGTCTAACCCGTTGTAGATATCAATTAGAATTTGTTTGTCAATTGTGTTGGACTCAATTGTGTTCAACTGTTGAATAACAATTTGGTCAACACTTTCAAACTTAATTTCGCCGCCTTGGAATTCTTGTTCTTCTTCCTTAACTGGAATTAGTTGCAGTTCACGCACACCGTACTGTTCTGCAAATTTTTCTCGAATAAAGTTTGCTTCTTCATAACTGATACTGATGTTTAATTTTACACGAGCATGAGTATATTTGTCAAGTATTTTTTCATGATTATCAATAAGTTCAGTTAGTGTAACTACTTTGAACTTTGGACAATCAGGCCAGTTTACATATACCGGTTCTTCGCCCCAAGTTAAGAACATAGCACCACGTTCATTGTCATCAACGTCTGCATAGTTATGTGGGAAAGCATTACCAATATAGTGGATGTTGTTTTTGTACTGACGCTTGTGAAAGTGTCCGCTAAACACATATTCAGGCCCGGTTAAATGCTCTGCCTTAAGTCCACCATGGTCAGGCATTTCAACCATTGCGTTCATCTTAAAGTATGGCAGCTCTAAGTGACCAAACAAGTACTTGACTTTCATCTTTTGTACTTGCTTCCACTCGTCTGCTACCAACCACGGAATAATAGCAACATTATCCTTGACGTAGTGATCGTCTACCATTACAAAGTTAGGTAAGTCGCGAGCATACTCAACACTGTTAAGCTCACGCTTGTCCTTGTAGTACAAGTCGTGGTTACCAGTAATAAAATAGACCTTTTCAAAGTTGTCGTTTAACTTCTTAAGATCCTTAATGCTAGCGTTCATTGTAGCAACGTTTACACTAGCACGATGGTGACTCCAGTCACCTAAGAAGATACAAGTCTCTGCCCCACGTGCCTTAGCCTCTGCAATAAACCAGTCAATGAACCGGTGACAGTCGTCTAGATGAATGCGGCTGTTTTGCTTTAAACCGTAGTGGATATCTGTAAAGCAAGCCGCTGTCTTAAACAGCTGACTCATTGCTCGTCATACTCCTCATAGGATGGCTTTTCAGCCTCTGCACTTTCTCGCAGTGCTCTAATTGCTTCTTCGTGAGCCATCTGACGACCAAAGCTAGGCAAGTGACCATGCTCAATAAGAATATCGTCGCGGATAACTTGATTGCGCTTTTCTAAGTTAAGTACTCGAGTAAAGCTGTTGTTAACTGCGGCAGTGTAATATGCAAATGGGTTATCACTCTTTGCTTCGTTGAACTGTAGACCTACCTGACTTAGCTGTACCAGTGCCTGACCACGCATTTCGTCAATGTAGGTATAACCACGCCAGTTGCTTCTATGGCTGTAACGTTCAACCAGCTTTAGGAACATTGTGCCTAGCTTGTTAGTGATCTTACCGTGGTCGACGCAGAACTCGCCATTGCTGATGCTGCCGCGCCAATGACTGCGAGCAACTTCTTTTAGTTCACCATTCTGATATGCATAGTGCTTGTAAGGAGGGAAGTTTACACGACTCTTTTCTTCAGCTTCATTCTTTGGATTCTTCTTACGACCTTCTTCTTCTGGAATATGCTCGTAAGTCATTACACGGAATACTACATCTTCGTCATCAATTGATGTAGGATCAACTGCAAAGTCCTTTTGCTTAGGCTTATTGCGATAATCTTTTGAATCATGCGCTAACATTGCGCTTGCATATGCTTCAGACTGTAGTCTGTTCGCTTTGTTCTCTTTTGCTTCCTTGAGAGTCTTCTTATTGATCTTGCTAACGTTTTCAACAATGATATCGTACATGTCGTAACGGTCATCTTCAATGTAGCAATAGCTCATTTTGCTCTTGTGGATTTCCTTAAGGATATCCTTATTGTTCAGGTAATTAACCTTTTTTGTAGTCATGCAAACTCCTATGGTATTGCTACTAGTATACTATATAACTTATCTATGTCAATGAAAAAACGCCCAGAATATTGAAAAATTAAAACATACTTTAACTCCAGTGATAAATATTGATATAATAGGAGATTGGTATGCCGTTTTTACCAGCAGCACAAAGAGCATTAGTTTCAAAGATCAATAATGCCGCAGGTGGCGCACTTAATAAAATTAAGAACCCCATTTTAAAAGGGGCAGCCGGCCAGCTGATCGACAATCTTCTACCCGGATTTGGCGGCGGAACTCCAGATTTTACCGATAATGCTTTTAGAGAAGCAGTAAGAGAAAGAGTTGAAAAGCAGCTACTTGCATCAACAGAACAAATTGGTGCAATTGAAGTGCAAACTGATGATGCTGGTAAATTAGGTAAAGCATATGATTGGCGTGCAAGATTACGTCCAAAAGATGGCGGTCGCGAACGATTCTATAGTAAATTAGGTGTAGCAGCTAACCACTTGTTACAGCCACTGGAAGAATCAAACGGTATTGTTTGGCAATATACGCCAACTATCTTTTTAAGCGGCAGTGCTGATTACAATGAAGCATTAATGCAGGGTATGAACTATCCAATTAATACATTTATTAGTAGCAGACCACCAGACATTCCTATTACCGCAGACTTTTCTGCAAATAACATTTACGAAGCTAGATATCTACTAGCTATTATGACATTCCTAAAAATTTGTACTAAAGCATACTTTGGTGACGATGCTGTTGCTAAAGGTACTGCTGGTACACCGCCACCAGTTCTAGTATTTGAATACTTAGGCGATCACGGATTTAACAAAGTTCCAGTAGTTGTTACTAACTGGAGTATGCAGTTACCTGACAACGTAGACTACGTACCGGTACAAGTTAACGACACTGTTACATATGTTCCAACGTTGACTAACATTATGATTAACTTGAAACCACAATACACTCCACACAAACTACGCAGAAAGTTCAGCGTAGAAGCTGTTACTAGTGGTGCGTCGTATAAGGATGGATTTATCTAATGCCTACTTTAAATTATAGAAAAGATAGCTTTTTAAAGTTTGCAGGATTTATTGATGATACCTTTTTGGACATTAATAACCTACCTTCGCTGCGCCCAACGGAAAATGATGAAGCGTACATTATCTCTGCAAAATATGCAGAACGTCCTGATCTATTAGCATATGATCTTTATGGCAGCACAAGACTATGGTGGGTGTTTACACTTAGAAATCCTGACTTGTTAAAAGATCCTATCAGAGACTTCAAAGAAGGTGTTAGGATCTTCTTACCAAGTGCTGATAGTGTTAGTATTGTATCGGGCAATAGATAATGGCAAAAATTAAATCACCAAAAATTTATGACCCTTACTTAGGTGCAATGTATGGTAATATTTTAGACCAATACGACAATCCTGCGTATAATCTAAAATTATACATGAAGCCAGAAACTGTAGGTACAACCCCTACTGGCAGTTCGTCTGCTGCAATCTCTCCAAATGATCCTAGAGTACAAGCTGCTGTTGCTGCTGGTGTATCTCCGGAGCAAGCAATCAGATCTTTATCGAGTGGAAATGTTCCTTCAGGTAGCCCACTTGATCCAAATTTAGCAAATAGTGGTACAGGTGCTAGATCAGACACACCGAATTCTTCGGCTAGCAGTGCTGCACCGACAGATAAACGAATTGTAGTTTTAGCACAAACAGGTGTTACAGCTAATCAAATTGACAATCTTGAATTAACAGGATACATGGATCCAAGTAGTGTTAAGGCAGACTCGCCTACTACAAAAGGAACGTTTACTATCATTCAACCTGGTGCTGCTACGTTTATTGACCAAATACAATGGGCAAGAAAGTATCTAGGTGCTAGCGACGATAAGTTAACATCGACTGACTTTGATATGTACTTAGACATAACATTTCTTGGTTACGACTCGGATATCGATGATGTTGACAACGGCGGCGAGCCTACACAAATAACCGAAGTGTTTACCTATGTGCTAAAACCTTTAAGTATTAAAGTAAAAGTTGATAACACCGGCAGTCAGTATGAATTTGAAGTAGCTATCGCAAACACCACAGGGTATGCTGATACAATTTATAAGTTGCCGCAAGGGTATACATTGACCGGCGCAACAATAACAGAAATGGTGAAATCGTTAGAAACACAGTTTAACACTTCACTGACAAGTATGTCAACAGAGTACATACCTGATGAGGTAGCATTTAATCTTGATCCGCTATTAAAGGGTTCTGGCGCAATTGATTCAATTGGTGCTACTGCACAAGACTACATCAAAGATGAAACTATTCCTCATGCAGGAAATTCTGAAAAAGTTGAAACTAGAACGCAGCCAAGATATAATGTTGATGTTGCACAGACTGCAAGCCAACAACAGCAACAAGCCGACGGCGCCGCAAGTGCTGGTTCCTCACCTGAAAGAATAATTGATAAGGCAACACTAGCGGTTAAGGAAGGCGATACTATTTTCCAAGTTATTGGATCAATCCTTTTACAAAATAAAGAGTTTCAGGCTAAAGTTTCTAGAAAAGAAGACGTTAACGATCCTGGTAACAATAAAGTTAGAAATGACCAAACGTTTATTCAATGGTACGACATCTATTGTCAAGTAGAAAATATTAAGTGGGATAAGAAGCGTAATATGTACGCTAAAAAATACACTTATACTCCATACATTGTTAAGGATGCTAGAAGTGATGTTGCATTAACAACTACAGAGTTTGATTACTTAAAGGAAAAGTCTACACTAGACGGTAGTGATAAAGAAATCCCTCTTACTGCACTTGCAACAAAACGTCTACAAGATTTATATAACAACGGTTTCTTAAGTAAATCGTATTTTTATATTTTCACAGGCCTTAACGATCAAATTATTAATTTAGACATCAATTACGATAATGCTCTTACATTGCTAATGCCACCAAAAGGCGGTATGGCAGGCGACTTCTCTGTTACAAACTCAACTGCACTAACAAACAGTGAGCCTAGAACTAAAGATATGACATTAGGTGATAAGCTAGAAGCTGCTAAAAAAACTTCTGACCTTAGTTCGCTAGTAGATGTGTTTAAACAAATTAAAGGCTTGGCATCTGACATGAATGGCTTAGCACAAAGTTTAGGTAGGTCAGTTGAGCAAATCAATGCGGCCGTAAATGATGCTAGCGGTAGAACAGCTATTGCCCTAGCACAGAGTTTAGATGGTGCTACTGTAAATAGAACCTTACGAAACATTGGTGTTAGCGAAAGCGCCGACCCTGATGCGGTTCCTGGAACCGCTACACAAATTAATGTGCAAAATAACGGAAGCTACGCACCTGAAGTTAGCGGTTTCTTATATTCAGACGATTTAGTACAACCAGGTGGCAACCTAAGTACTCAGGAAATTGAATCAGCTGGATTAGTAATGCTTGACGGTAAAGCACCAGTTAATGTTGGTCCTGCTACTCCTGTTACAAAAAGTTTAGCAAGCCCGTTATCAGGTATTACTAGTGACGGCCCTGCAAGTGTTCTTATGGGGTATGTCTACCGAGCAAGAAAGTCAACAAACTTTTTATTAAATATTGAACTTACCCTAAGAGGCGACCCATACTGGCTTACAAGATCAAATACTGGTCCGTTTGAGAAAAACAAACCTAGCAGAGATTTTACTACCAATCCACCACCGGGCGGAAAATATTATTTCTTATTAACAATTGGCTCGCCTAGTAGATATGATTATAATATTAACGATGAAGACGAGAATACAGGCTATTGGAGTGATGGTAGAACCAGCGGAGTATTCAGCGGTCTGTTCTTACCAATTGAATGGAAGAACAGATTTAATAACGGCATATTCACTACAGAAATAAAAGCAACGAAAGAAATCTCGGTTCCTCTGCAATGGGTTAGAAGAGTGCCACCAGGTGAGGCGCCGCCAAACTGGGATGACTTGGGTGTAACTGATGATGTGCTCAACGACTTTATTGCAGCAACCGGGCGCACAGCGATACCGCCAGGTGATGGCGGCGCTGGAGGTAATGATACTGTTACCCCAGTAAGACCTGAAGATTTAGGTCCGCTACAATTTGGTAATGCTAAGAGTCGAGAAGCAAAAGCCGCAGTTGAAAGATACTTAGGTCGTAGCGTAACCGATCGCGAGTTTGAATTAGTTGTTAGAGCAACAATCGGTGAGTCAGGCGGCGGCGACCAAGAAGATGCTGCTGTTGCTAGTGTTATCTTAAACAGAGCTAGAAGTAACTTTGGCGGTGCAGGCACAAGTATTGAAGGGCAACTATATGCTAGGAACCAATTCCAAGCAGTTACCGGTACTCGAGCAACAGGTGCAAGTCGTAACTTTACTGATCCTAATCCTCAACAGATTGCAAGGGCAACTAACAACATTTTAACCAATCTATCTAGATACCAGAACGTTGGGTGGACTAACTTTACAGCATATAATCCCGCTGCATACGGCCCTGGGACAGACGCAAGTTATAGAACTAGAGCATTAAACACTCCTGGAAATCAAGTACTTGGTAGAGGCACTAACAGTACAATTTTCTTTAAAGAGGGCGGAGGCTAACACAACATGACAGTTAAAATGAATTCATTATCTAGTACTAGTAAAAATCCAGTACAAGAGCAACAAAAAGAAGGTAACCCTTTACACGGGATTTATCAAGGTGTTGTTCGTCAAACTGATGATTATACTCGTACAGGTAAAATTCTAGTGTTTATTAGTAGCCTAGCTAAGGATGCGTCTACTAACAACGGTTTGCTAGAATGTACTTGGACTAGCCCATTCGCCGGTTCTACACCTGCACTTGCTGTTGGCAAAAATGTTGAGAAGTACGAAGAAACACAAAAAAGCTACGGCATGTGGATGGTACCGCCAGATATTGGCAACATGGTTCTTGTTGCATTTGGCGATGGCGATACAAAGAACCCATTTATTGTAGGATGTGTGTTCCCAGATAAGTTTAATTACATGGTTCCTGGGATGGCATCCGGCAAGAGCTACGGTGATCCAAGTATGCAGGTTCCTGTAGCAGAAAAAAACAAAAAAGAAGAAAAGACAACCCACAACGATGCTGTTAGACCAATTGCGCCATATCTTGCTGAAGGCATCGTTAAGCAAGGTTTAATTAACGATCCAATTAGGGGCGCAGGTTCAGCTAGTTCGAGACGAGAAGCACCTAGCCAAGTTTTTGGTATTCTTACGCCCGGTCCATTAAAACCAGGCAGTAGTGCTACTAGCACAGAAATTAATACACACCGTATTGGTGGTCACCAGTTTATTATGGATGACAACCCTGGCAGTAGAATGATACGTCTACGTACTGCTGGAGGTACACAGCTAATGCTAGATGATACAACTGGATCCATTTACATGATTAATAAATCAGGTAAAGGCTGGTTTGAAATTGATCCATTAGGAAATATGAATTTCTATGCTGAAGGCTCGATGAATATTCGTGCTAAAGGTAACTTGAACCTACGTGCTGATAAGAACGTTAATATTGAAGCAGGTAATGATATTAACATGCGAGCTGCTGGCGATAACGTAGGTGATCAGTACCTAGGCCCTAACCCAGCTAAAGTTGCAGGCGGGCCACCACTTGGCACGGGCGGCGCAATTAGATTAGATGCTGCTTCTGATATCCAGCAATTTGCAGCACTTAACTTTGGTGTAACAGCCGCAGGCGGCGATATTGATATAAGCTCAGGTGGCAGACTTGCTGCTACAGCAAGTGGCCCGCTTGGTATTGATATATTAGCTGCGATGGGACCTATCAAGCAAACTGCTACAGCGAGTGGTATTTCACTGCAATCAGCATCCGGAATTGGACTAACTTCTGCTGCACCAATTGGGTTATTAGCGCCTAGGATTAATTTAAACAGCGGACCAGGATACACTGCCCCCGCTATGCCAGCAGTAAGTCCCGGACCAATTGGTCTTAACGATCACAAAGATCAACCCGCTGCTGCGCCTGAGTTTGATCTTGACGCAGCCCTAGAAGGTAAGAATGCAGTTAAAAATGCTGGTAAACGAAAAGGCAAGCAAGATACTATTAAAAGCATTGTTACTAATTTAATTACTGCTGAGCCTTATGCAGGCCATGCTCAAGGTGCTGACCCTGGCAAAGAAGATCCAACCGCCAAAGGTGCAGATGAAGCAGTTACTAAAGACCTGCCGCCAGCAGCTAGTACACAAGACGGTAAGCCTGATGACGCTCAAACCCCATCAGGTTCAAAAGCTGGTGATGGGTATGTTGACACAAATGGTAATAAAGTTTCTAATGCGGCTAATTCACCTTCACAGTCAGCTACAGCTAATAAAGCAAGAGCGGCAGTAGCGAATGCTCAAGCACAAGCTAGTAAAACAACCGGTGCTGCTGCTAAAGCACTAAATGATAGTGCTGCTAAAGCAAATGCTGAAATTAACAAACTTAAAAACGCGATTCCTACCTACGCAGACATTCAAAATGCAATTAACAATTTTGGTGCTGCACTAGAAAAGAAAATTGACGAAGTATTAGGATTGAGCGCATTTGTTGCGTCTATTAAAGCAATGATCCCGCCAATTCGTTTCCCTACAGTTAACGCACTACAACAAAAAGTGTTAGGATCAATTAAGCAGTTAAAAGAACTAGAAGCACAGTTAAAGCAATTTAGCTTAGATAAGTTTGGCCTCCCAATTGATTTAAACGTTCCTGCAATTCAAGATCTTAAAAATAATATTAACAATGTAATGGCTCAAGCTAAAGATGGGCTAGATGCTGTTAATAAGTTAAAAGAAATGGGAATTGATGTTGTTAACGATGCTGGCAGTCTTATATATAAGGACTCGCTAGGTAATACATTAGTTGACTTTAGTGGCGGCGTAGGACCTGTAGCGAGTTCGTTAGCATTGCAGAGCGAATTATCTAAGACCTACAATACCATTAAGAATTCAATTAATGTTCCGCTAACAGATAATCAAACTCAAGCACTCGCATTTTTTGCAAAAGATATCGGTGAAGAAAACTTTAAAAATAGTAACATTGTACAAGCGTTGAATGAAGGCAAATACAATGAGATTCCACGTCTAATGATGCAGTGGAGTTTAGGCCCACAAGCTGGTAGTAATTTACCAACACCAACGGATCAGTTAGTTTATCGCCAAGACTTTAATGATCGACGTTACTTCCAAGGACAGGTATTCCAGTCGCCTGATAACTTAGATATTGCACCTCCACCCGGAACTGCTGACGGTGAACTAAGTCCACGCCAGATGGCTGATTTAATTAAGGCTCGCCGAGAGGAATTTAACGCTGCTAATTATAACGGTCCTACACAATATTATTCCGGACCAAATGGATAAAAAAATGGCAGCATTTCTGCTGCCATTTAGTTCAATTGCCGAACTTAATTAAGCTGTCTTAACAAGTCGTTCCATGTCGTACAGCTCTTGTGGCACAGTATGGTTATCATACCGGAAGTTACCGGTAAGATTAACTGTATCAAACATTGCGTACTTCTTTGTTACGCTATCATACAGCCCCATAGTTACGAAACGCTTACGCTGCTCGTAAATCTTAAAGAAGCGATCGGTCTTATTTTCCTTATTGAACGCTTCAGCCTTAGCACAAATTTCATCAAACTTCTGTGCAATTTTCTTCATGTTTGAGATCACTCTCGTTGTTAAGTTGAACAAAAATGTAGCTATTAACTAACTACAACCTTACTATACTATTCTACGCTTTAAATGTCAAGCGGATTTTTGCCGTTGACAAATACTTTTAGAGTACAGCCATCGTCTTGAATTTCAAACTTAAGACGATTAACCTGTCCTGCACCACGTGCATATGCTCGACCATCTTCGTCGATTACTTCAAACCTATCAACTTGGTGCATACGCTGTAATTCTTCGCCCTCTGCAATAGCATTGTGAATTGCCATATACCCGCAATCCATGCCAGCACCATACATGCCAGGATCGAACCCAAACACATCATACAGCACATACCGGTAGCTGCCATTTAGCTCAATATCACCTTTATGGATACGCTTACACACAGCATAGAACGCATCTTCACGTTCCTTCTCGGTAAGAGCGTTCCACCAAGTGTCATTGTCGTGTTCGTAGAGTTTACGACCACGCTCCATTTCCTGTCCAAGCTCAGCTAGCTTGGTTAGTGCTGCTTCACGCTTGGCTTTTTCTTCTTCATTCATCACGCCGCCCCATCATAGATGATAGTCCAACATCATTGCTTAGATCGCCATCAAAGTTACCAATGTCCTTGATCGACTTATAGGCCTTTGCTGCTGCAAATGCAACAATGCCTGTGATTCCAAAAACTGCAACAAATGCTGCTGCCTTTAGTGCTTGCTCCTTAGATACCTTCTTCAACGTTTTCCCTTTCCGTGATTACAAATTGATCACCGTCAACAGTGACTATAACAGTTGGGTGCATACTTGCACGAACATAGTCTCGACCACCATCAATCATACGACCATCCTTGGTAACATAGTCGTGTCGATAGCGGCTTACAATAACTTCACCGTCGTCTGTGGGGATACCTGAGATTGGGTCACTAAACGCGGTACTAGCTTCTGTGATATACACCGATTCATCACGGATAAACATACCAAAATAATGCGTATGACCTTTACCGGTATCTGGATCCGGTACGTAAAAAACATCAACCGGGCTCTCATTCCAGCCTCCGCGACTGTTTTTGGTAGCCCAATAGCCCATGTACTTGGCGCCATAACGCTCTTCAATCTTGCGAATACCTTCCTTCTTGAACCAGTATCCGTTTTCTGGAATCTTTACAAACATGTGCATACCTTAAATTGCAACGATGTACAACTATAGCAAATTTTACGACATTTGTCAAGGCTTATTTTGATAGGTAATTAAAACTATATTTAATTTTTTTGATAAATATTGTTATGGCAACATTTAAAGGATTCAGCACGTTAGATAGGGTAAAAGCCCCATTTACGCTTACCGATCAAGAGCTGATTAAGCGCGACTTGCTTAATGAATTTTACACTAAAAAGGGTGAGCGCCTTATGCGTCCCAACTTTGGTAGTATTATTTGGGACATGATTATGGACCCAAACGACAGCACACTGATTGATGTTGTTACCGATGATATTAAACGAATTGTAGAAAAAGACAGCAGAGTTGAGCATGTTAAAACAACGGTATATATTTCCGACCATGCTATATCAGCTGATGTTGAGTTGAGATATTTGCCCTTTAACAATGTTGAAAGTTTATATCTAATTTTCGAAAAGCAAATTAATGAAGGTATTGAGTAATGGCAATAGTTAATAGACAAAATAATTTGTTCGCTGCTGAAGATTGGACCGTAGCATATAAAGCCTACAGCCAGGTAAACTTTCAAGCATATGACTTTGATACTGTCCGAACAGCACTAGTCGACTACGTTCGCACCAACTATCCAGAAAATTTCAATGACTATATTGAGAGCAGTGAATTTATTGCTATCATTGAAATGCTCGCTTACCTCTCACAGTCACTTGCTTTCCGCATGGACTTAAACAGCCGCGAAAACTTTTTAGAAACTGCTGAACGTCGCGACAGCGTATTTAAACTAGCACGTATGCTAGGTTACAATCCAAAACGTAACGTGCCAGCAAGCGGTCTAATGAAGATTACTAGTGTTAGAACAACAGAGTCAGTTGTTGATAGTCAAGGCAACGATTTAAACAACGTTAACGTATTCTGGGATGACTCTAACAATCCACTAAGCTACGAGCAGTTTATTACAGTGCTTAACTCAGCTATGAGTACAGCTAATAGATTCACAGCACCTGTTAAGTCTGGTACACTTGGCAATATTCCAACAGAACTATACCAGTTAAATACTCCTGTTACTGCACCAGTTGCTTATAATTTTAATTTAACACTTGAAGGCACAACCAAGCCATTCAATGTTATTAACCCTGATTTTATTGACAACGGATATTTCTTTGAAAGACATCCTGATCCAACAGATCTGTTTAACATTATTTACAGAAACGACAGCTTAGGCTTATCGAGCAAGAACACAGGCTTCTTTGTTATGTTTAAGCAAGGCTTGCTAGATTTTAAAGATCTAGATTATACTGCCGCAGTACAAAGCCGCGAAGAAATTTTATCTGTTTCAAACATTAACGAAATTGATGTATACCTGCAAGAAATTAACAGTGCAGGCCTTGTTATTAACAAGTGGGAAAAAGTTCCAAACACTGTTGGTCAAACTTTGAACTATAACAGTGTTTCTAAAAATACAAAGAACTTATACGCTATCGAAAACATCGATAACACTGGCATTAAATTAAAGTTCTCTGACGGTAACTTTGGTAACGTTCCATACGGTCTGTTTAGGCTTTGGTACAGAACTAGTGATCCCACCCGCTATATTATTCAGCCAGACAATGCTAGAAATATCTCTGTTACAATCCCTTACGTTGATAAGAGAAATCAAAGCCAGGCCCTAACATTAACATTTAGACTTGAGTATCGTGTAAACAACAGTTTACCGCCAGAAAGCCTTGCTGCCATTAAGCGCAGAGCACCACAGGTATTCTATACTCAAAACCGCATGGTATCTGCTCAAGACTACAACGTGTTCCCACTAAGCCAGAGTAATAACATTTTAAAGCTCAAGGCACTTAATAGAACACATGCTGGACATAGTAGATATATTGACATTAACGACCCTACTGGCACTTACCAAAGTTTAGATACATTTGCTAAGGATGCGATTCTGTACGTCGAGCACAGCAATGTGTCACAGTCAATTATTATTAATGACAATACTACTTCAAGAGAGGTTGTTGTTAGTATTCTACCTGAAGTGCTAAAATCACAGAAGCTAAACAACTTTGTTTATTACGGAATGCGTAATACTTGGACCGAATTCCAAGAAAACAAGTTTACTGTTAGCAACCTAAATATTCGCTGGGAACCACTCCCAGCTGATGCAATTGGCTCAACCGGCTACATGACAGAAACATTTAGTTCAGGTACACAAGTTGTTATGTTAAACATTAACGACAGTACTAAAATGTTTAAAGAAAATTCGCTAATCAAATTTGTTAATTCAAACGATTTATCTGAATATAAATGGGTTCGTGTAATTAGCGTTGTAAACAATGGTGCGTTATCAAGCGGACTAGTAACCAGCGTTGGCCCTTGGACACTTAGCGAAGAAGTTGAGCGCGGCTGGCTTGCAACTGAAGTAATTGTTTCCATGAGAAAACTATTCACAGTTGCTGAAGCAAGCGATATTCAAAATGAAATTAATAACCGCAGAACATTTGGTTTAGGCTATGACTTATATTCAGATGCTTGGTACGTTATTCCAAATAAAGATTTAGACAGAACCGGGTCGTTTGCAGTATCTTATGCAAGAGACACTAGCGGGCAAGGACTAGATTCTAGCTGGTTAATTTTAATGGAATATTATCCAGTAGATACATTTAGCTACAAGTACAATGTTACTGCTCGCGGCCAAAATTATGTGGTTCAAAGTAAAAACGATTTAAAGTTCTATAACATTAAAAATGTTAAGGTGCTAGATAACAACAATCGTTCTTCAAAAGATACAATCACATTTACTACAATTAACTCAAAACCTGTTAGTACTGAAACCTTCGAGTGGCATAAAGTTGGTTCAAACGATTTCCGCTGGAGAAACACTGATACCGGTACAACGTATATTCCTAGAACATACAGCCCAGGAATTGTTCTTAAGACCAGAGACACTAAGTGGTACGATGTAAACGTGTATTGGAAAAGTAACTTTGGTATGTTTAAGCCAAAGGGCAGTGTTCCTGATACTGTAGATACTGCAACAGGTAATCAATACGTTAGTGAAGCAACAGTATTGCTACCAACATGGTTTGATACTGGTGCGTTAGAATCACAAGCAACCTTTGTAACAATTGCAAACAATTCAGGGCAGATTAATAAAATTCCAAGCACAATTGTTATTCCGTTTAACAATACAACATTTGGCGGAAATATTATTGATCCAGTTACAGGCAATATTACATACAGAGCATTCTCTGATGATGGGTCGTCACAGTTAATCTTTAGCGGTAATGCTAACTGCTATAGTTATGGCACAACAGGATTAGATGGAGTTGACACCGCTACAGAAGGTAGACTATTACTTGCTAATGCTAACGTAACAGCACAAACAGGTAATCTTGTATACACCAAGTTACAGTTTAATCAGTATCATTATTCGTTTGATAGAACTAGTGCATTGAGCAAAGATAAAATTATTATTGACTACATTCAGAACAAAGATCGCTTAGATCGCGAAATTACTTGGGAAGTTGCTGACGTTTACAAATACAACGACGGCTACACTGATCCACGTAAAGTGATTGTGGCTCCAGTTGACACTGACAGCGATATGGTACCAGATCGCCCCCTACAATTTAAAGAGTATGTGTATGACACAAACATTCAAGTGTTTGAGTATTATACAGACTTTGACGGATACACATATGACAGACCAACACAAGGTGTAATTGCAGACTTTAGAAAAGAGAATGAAATTCGATTTGATATTTCGTCAAACTTTATTTCTAGCGAAAGCTATGCAAAATCATATGATGTATCTATCCTCGACTGGCTGTTTGCAAAAGATCTCGAAACAGCATCTATTGTAGAAAATGATCAAGGTAAGGCAGCGGGTCTAAAGGTATATGCTGAGGCAGAAAATAAGGTATACTTAAACACTCCAAACAGCACTAATCTTAACATTGTAAGTTTAGTCGAAACTAACGACTTCTTTGTTAGAACAGGTCGCGGCCCAACACAAGATATTTCGCTACCACTACAACAAGATTCAGTTATCCGTTGGAAGCATGTAGCACCTAAAGATGTACGTATTGATCCAAGTATCAGTAACGTTGTAGAAATGGTTGTATTAACAAACGCATATTATAATGAAGTTAAAACTTATTTAAAGCAACCAGGTGTGTCTAATTTCCCAGTCGAACCAACTAGCTTTGAACTAGCTAATGAGTTCGAAGGGCTTAATGAATATAAGAGTGCAAGTGACACACTAGTATTTAGAAGCGCAAAGTTTAAGTTGCTATTTGGCCCTTATGCAGATAGCCAATATCAAGCAAAATTTAGAGTAGTTAAGTTAAGTAATAATATAAGTGACAATGAATTAAAATCCCAGATAATTACAGCGATAAATAATTACTTCGAAGTAGAGAATTGGGAATTTGGAGAAACTTTTTACTTTACAGAACTAAGTTCATACATTCACCAGCGTTTAGGCAGTGCAATTGGTAGTATTGTTATTCTACCACGTAACACTTCAGGAACATTCGGTGACATGTTCTCAGTAAAAGCAGAACCAAACGAACTATTCGCAAGTACAGCAACAGTAGCAGATATTGAAATTGTAGAAAGAATAAGTTCACAAGTATTAAGAGCTGATCGTTAAAGGTGTAACATTAGATGGCTAATAAAATCTACAAAAAACTTCCAGTAGTATTACAAACTACCGCAATCAAAAACTTTTTTGAAA